TATTAAAGGCCTGTCTTAAACCCAATTCATACATTACATTTGGATTTCGACTGCTAAGGTCACAAATCGCAATGTCACATTCTACGATTCTCTTTAATATATCAAGTACAATAAAGTTCGAATTACTAACTTCATCAGCACGTATTGGCTTAAATCCTGCATCAGCACATGCAGGTTTTATTAGATGATTATAAACTCTATTAAAATGCCCATTCTCATAATTAGGCATATCTGCTATTGGCATTATGACGAAGCAAGAGCGAGTCTCTTGAACTGGTTTTTTTAATTCTGCAGTAGTCGTTGTCATTTGTTATTAGCTCAGAAGTTCTGTTTTAGAAATGATTTTACCTAATATTTTTATGTCTACCGTTTGGCATTCAAAGGATGCTTTACCATTTTCAACGCGTACTCGACCTGCAGGGAAGCGATAGAGTTCCCTTACGCTCGCAATTCCATCAATTTCAATGAACCAGACACCATCAACCAATTCACCATTGTAGCTATCTGCAAGGTATGTACTTTTATCAGCGGTCAGAATGAAAGGTGATTGCAATCCTTCAGGAATAGTAGAAACATCCACTATCACTTCATTTCGTGTTGTCAGATTTCCATTTGTGATGTCTATATGCTTGAGGATAGTTGTCTTGTCATCACGTCCATCTTTAAATCTGCTTCCCTTTCCAGTGCTGAGCCAAATCAGCGATGCTCTTGTTTCAAGATGACAGACAATAACCCAGTCAGCAGGGAAGGTATCGCGTGCGTATCTGTTAGCCATGGTGCTTTGTGATACCCCAAGCTGCTTGCAGAGCGCAATGCGCGTGGTAAATCCATAAGCCTCAAGAATGCGGGCAATAACTTCTTTCCCACCTCTATTTTGCGAGATAGCATCTCGAATCGCCATTGAATCATCTTGATTTGTTGATAATGTGGTTGACATGATTGTTTTGTGATCCTGACATATCTGTTCAAGATTATCTTAATAGTGTTTAACAGTATCGAATAGTGAGTTCGCCATTCAAACTGAGGAATAGTGCATCATGAATCGTAATTTTTCAATGCGCCCTAGCATCAATCTTGTGGTGTCTGAGCCATTCATCACCCTGGATGAGTTCTGCCGCCGTACGGGCTACAAGCTGAGCTATGCTCGCCAGATGGTCCGCGAAGGGCGTTTGCCTATTCGTAAAAAGGAAGGGGTAAGATGGTTTACATGCGCAAGACGTTCGGCGCGGAAATGGCCACGATCAAAGACCTGATGGAAGGTGCGCGCGGCGTGGGGACAAACTACGGTGTCGGGCTGGATGAACAGCTGGCCGTGCTGGGACAACTGAGCCGCACGCTGGGAACGGAAGCGAGCAGCGCTTACGAAGGCTTTATGACGGGCGCGATTGATGGCGCTAAAAAGCTTGGGCTCCTTCACTGACGCTACCGGAAAAATGCTGTCCATGCCTGAAATTCTGGCAAAGCTACAGGGCAAATATGGCAAGAGCCTGGAAGGGAACCTGAAGGCTCAGGCGGAGCTGGATGAAGCCTTTGGGGACAGTTCGGCGGTGGTTAAGCAGCTGTATGGCAACGTGGCGCTGCTTCAGCGGAATATTACCGAGCTGGGCGGTGCTGACGGGCTGAAGCGTACCCAGGAAATGGCGGCCAGAATGGTGAAACCGTGGGATCGCTTCATTGCCATCCTGACGGCCATTAAAACCGTCATTGGCCTGACGCTGATCCCGGTACTGTATCCGCTACTGAATCGCCTGGCAGATATGGGGCAGACCTTTGCCAGGTGGATGCAGCTGTTTCCCAACATCGCGCGGGTGGTGGGGTATGCTGCGCTGGCGCTGCTGAGTTTTGCCGCAGTGGGAGCCATCGCCAATATCGTGATGGGCGTCAGTACGTTTGTGATGATGGGAATGACGAAGGTGCTGGCACCAGTGGCCAGACTGCTGGGACTCAATCGCCTGGCCATGCTCGCCAGTAACGCCGTGACGCAGCTGTTTACTGCCGGGTTGCGGGGTTTGCGTGCCGCACTGCTGGCCGCCCGTGTGGGTTCTGCCTCGTTTTTACTGATGATTGCCCCGATTGCGGCCGTTGCCCTGGCCATTGCTGGCGTGGTAGTGGCGGTCATTAAGTTCTGGCAACCAATCAAGGCTTTTGTCAGCGGTTTTACCACACGGACGCGGTTTACCGTTCGATGATTGCCAGCGTGGCGGGGCTGAGCATCGATCGCATCTTCTTTCTTCACGATGTACCGCGTGGACCTGGTACAGCGAACGCGTATTTATTGCTGGATAGCGGGGTAACGTCTGAGCCGTTTATTGAAGCGGTAAATGACTATATCAACACGCAAGGCCACCACGGCCACGGAGACGATATGCAGTGTTTTGCCATGCCGGAAACCCGCCACGATCTGAGCGTGACGGTATATGTCAGGAATCTGAGCAACCTTGAAGCGGAACAGCAGGACACGCTGAAAAAAGGGGTAGAAAACCTTATCCGTTGCGCTTTCAGGGAAAACACGGATTACGACGTGAAAAAGACGTGGCCGTATTCCCGTTTTTCGTTCTCCCAGCTGGGGCGTGAGATCCACAAAACCTTTACGGATGCGGATTCGGTTGAGTTTTCACTTAAGGACATAACGAGCGATCTGGATGTTCCGCGCCTTAACTCCTTAACGGTGGAGCTGCAAGATGACTGATTTTCTGAAGAAACTGGCCAGCATGTCGCTGCCCTCATGGATGAACAAGGGCGAGCCGCTGAAATTGCTTAAGACCGCGCAGACGTTCTGGGCGGAGGTGTTCAGCTGGATGACATGGCCGCTGCGGCAGTTTGATCCGCTGACCTGTATTGAGCCGGTTCTGAATTTAATCGCTTATGACAGGGACATTACCCGCTTTAGCGGCGAACCGTTAAGCCTCTTTCGCAAGCGTGTGGCCTATGCCTTTATCAATGCGAGTGATGCAGGTTCGGTTGAGGGATTTATAAATATTTTCCAGCGGCTGGGGATTGGTTACGTGGAGCTGGTTGAATGCCAGCCGGACATTGACTGGGATGTGATCCTGGTGCGTGTGACTGACAGCCAGATAGCGGATAACACGCAGCTGATGATTCAGATAATCAGGCAGTACGGGCGAACCTGCCGCCGTTATCAGTTTGAGGTGATCACATCTGAAAGCCTGGCCATCCGGGCGGGATGGGATCAGGGGGAATACGTGGTTTATCCGGCACGCATGAACAGCACGGAAGCCAGCGGCGCAATGTTTAGCGCGAGTTTATAGGGCGGATTTATGTCACAGACTGCTATCACACTGGCCTTTGAGCAGTGGAAAGCCAGCCAGGCGATAACGGGCGAGCCCGTTCTGCTGGATGAATTTGTTTTTGCCAACGTGCCGGGGCTGGATGCCACTAAGCCAGTTGATCGTAATGAAAAGCTGCCGCCAGATGCGCAAATTGTTCACCGTCAGGCGGTGATCCGTAAGGGCGTTGTAAATGAAAATGCCATGGTGCACTCCGTTGTACTCGGTGCAGACGTGGGTGATTTTTCATTTAACTGGATTGGGCTGATTAACAAAGCAAGCAACACGCTGGCCATGATTGTGCATGCGCCGGTTCAGCAAAAGTTGAAAACGAAAGACGGCCAGCAGGGAAACGTACTTAGTGTGGATTGGCTCTGGCACAATCAACGTGGCGCAGCTGATGCTCGACACGCTCGATGTGGTGAAAGAGCTGGCAGAGCAAACGGCAAGCCACACGCACAGCAATACGGGAGCACCGACCAACGCGGGAGCCATCCGGAACACCGGAACGAAAGCGGACACGCTGAACGGTAAATACTCCCCGGTGATTGGCAAATAAACCATTTAAGACCTGAGCCCGCGCAAGCGGGTTTTTTTATGCCCTTCATCCCCTGGCGGGGCGTCTCTTCTCTATCCTCACAAACAGACTTTACCACGCGCACCCAGTAGCGCTCTGTCGTGTTCCAACCTTTCAGGCAGTCAGCGCCACCCTTAAAGCAGATCGCACCCACAGCAGGGTGCTGGCGCGTCACAGCATGGCAAAAAATCTCTCGCAGACAAAAATCGCACTACACCGCACCCGCCTGCGGTTTTTTGATCATAAAATTTTTCAGTTTTATTTTTCTACAAACCAGACCGTCAGGCTGCGCTAGTGCTGGCGACTTTACGAAAAATCAGAACTGAAAACGTTGAAAAGAATTTCAGTGATTTTCAGTTATGAGGTGTAGTTAAGGATGCTCCCCATTCTCTAACTTTATGATTATAAATGGTTTTTATTTATTTTCCGTAATCATTGAAAAAACAATGAAAACTAACAGAAAATGTCTAGATCAAAAAAATCAATAAAAATATATGGTTAGGGTTTTCTGCGAAATGAATGGCATGAAAAATTTCTCTTTAAAGAGCATATAGAACTATGGGCAATCTTGATTAGGAAAGGTAGTTGTAAAATTATGAATTTTGCTGACATAGTAAGGGTAAAGGTTCGTTGAAATTTGAATGGGTGGTCTGAAAATATGATAGATAATTTTTTAGAGCGTATTAAATTGTTGGGTTATAGCGTATCAATCCGTGAAAAGGGGGATATTTTTATCAGGCTTGAGTGCTGCCCTCAGTGGTTATTTGTTCTTTTAAATACTAATCCAGATAAGTATACCCCTTATTTCTATTATAGGATGAGGCGGGTAGAAGAAGTTACAGATTTACACGAGATTATACCAAGTGTTCTTGCGGCAATAACTAAATCCAATGGTAATAGTTCATTCCGTTTTTTACAAGAAGAGCATGCGTTTAGTGGGGTCGCTGACGAGCTGTATGCAATGTATTGGTTCCCAGGACAGCCTCTAAACGAAAATATAAGAAAAAATAAAGAGCAAGACTTTGAATGCTTATTTGCCATACTTATGGATCTTTATCTATTTCATAAGTATCAAGGTGATATTTTGGGCACTTGCGCAATCGATTATCAGGACTATCGCTGGGACTCTCCAGAGCTCAATGCTTGGGTATATAAGATACGTTCATTTATTGGAAATGAAGAGTCATATGTAGCGAATGAGAGAGTTAATCCCAACTGGTTATACTTCAGGAGCATTACTGCTGGGTTCACGGCAATTTATAGCCCGCATATTGCTAAAAGACTGAGAAAACTTGCCGCAGCTGTTGATGAAGATAATTTTGTTGAAGGTGTCAGTGCGAGAATTGAAATTTTCAAAGGCATTCATACCTCAGTATCATATCAGAAAGAAAAATTCGTCAAGCAACTTTTAAGCAAACTTGATGATAACTCTGATTTGAAGGTAATCAGTCAAGAAAATCAATTGGTTTTTATTAGTGATTATCATCTTGTATTTACATATGGCTATTATGGTGTTGAATCAGTTTACCTAGAGAAGCAACAAATATTGCAACGACAGAAAAGAGAGCTCTCACTTTTATTTGGTGATCTTAAGTTTAAATGGAACATAGTAGACCGGCAGTCAAGTGCGGAATTTGAAGACTTGATTTTGGAGTTATTGGATCGTGAACCATGGGTTTTGTCAGTAAGTAAAGTTGCACCAACTAATCAAGGTGATAATGGTAGAGATTTAATTTGTGAATACAATATGCGTTATAATGAACGTGGAGTAACAGAAGGTGAAGGGTCTTATAAAATAGGTAAGATGATTATCCAATGCAAAACCAACTTAAAATTATCAAAAAAAACATCAATTGGTAAATCTGATGTAGATGTGGCTAACACTATTTTTGATTATCGTCCTGATGGCTATATGTTGGTCGTCAATACGCAGATTACACGTGATTTGACTGAAATGTTGGAACGGCAGAAGGACAGAAAGGAACAGGATACAATACGCTGGTGGAATGCATATGATGTTGAGGATAGGCTCCGAAAACACCCGGACATACAAGCGAGATACAGACATATAGTTGATTACGAATAGTTGTGTTGTAAATGAAATGAGCATTTTAGTGATGCACATGGTTTAAAAGTTGCCATCTGCATCGGTTCTGTACACCCATGTAGCGGATAGAGACCTACAGGAGATGGTACGTTAACGAGGGCTGATGCGACACTTTTGCGACACAATGCTTATGAGATGGAAAAGCCACTTATCAGAAAGTGGCTTAACCAGATGATTTTAAAGCTAAAATTTGGTGGCCCCTGCTGGACTTGAACCAGCGACCAAGCGATTATGAGTCGCCTGCTCTAACCACTGAGCTAAGGGGCCGTGGCGGTGAATTATAAAGTAACTCCCCGCAGCAATCCAGCCATTCACACCTGCCTGCTGTTTTTATAAACAACGCATAATCAATCCTTTATACTTCCCTGACGATGTATCGAGCGGGAGTAAAGATGATCAACGATATTCTGGCCCCGGGCATGCGGGTGGTGTTCTGCGGAATCAACCCGGGCAAGTCCTCGGCGCACACCGGTTTTCATTTCGCCCATCCGGGGAATCGCTTCTGGAAGGTGATCTACCAGGCCGGGTTTACCGACAGGTTACTCAAGCCTGAAGAGGAGCAGCATCTGCTGGACACGCGCTGCGGGATCACCATGCTGGTCGAGCGGCCTACGGTGCAGGCGAGTGAGGTCAACCTGCA